AAGTAATTAATTATTAAGGAGATAAAAAAATATGGCAAACGTAATACCTTATGCATTTCGGGGAGAATTATTCACTGGAACACATAATTTTGCATCTGGAGGAGATAGTTTTAAACTAGCACTTTATACATCTAATCCCTACAACACATCGAGTACTGTGTATGTATCTACAAATGAGCAAACTTCAGCTGGTAGTACAAATTATACTGCTACTGGAAATACTTTAACTGGTAATGCAGTTGTTGCTACAACAGCAGTTGCATCTTGTGATTTTGCGGATAGTTCATGGACATCAGCAACAATCAGTGTGGCTTTTGGAGCAATCTATAATGATTCTCAATCAGATAAAGTATGTGTAGTGTTAGATTTTGATGGAACTAAAAGTTGTACCAATGGTACATTTACAGTTTCATTCCCGAGCCCAGCAACAGCGGCGGATGCAATTATAAGCATGGCTTAAGGAAAACAAAATGGCTTTAGTTATAAATGACAGAGTAAAAGAAACCAGTACAACAGCTGGAACAGGAACGTTAGATTTAGCAGGTGCAGTATCAGGCTTTGTTACTTTTGTTGCTGGAATTGGTGATACTAATACAACTTATTATGCAATTTTTGAACAAGGTACGGACCGATGGGAAGTTGGTCTTGGAACAGTAACAGATGCAGCTACGGACACTCTTGCTAGAACTACTGTTATAAATAATTCATCAGGAAATACTGATAAAATTGTTTTTGCTGGTACATTAGATGTATTTTGTACAATGCCTGCTAGTAGAACAGTTTATTACGATTCAAGCGCATCTACGACACCCATAACAGGACCATTGGTAATTACATAATGAAGGAACATAAAATATGACATCAATTATTAAAGTAGACGACGTACAAAATCAACCAGGCACTAATATAATTAATAAGTGCGGAACGGATATTACACTTGGTCAAAGTGGAGATACAATAGCTTTAGCATCTGGTGCTTCTCAAACAGGTTTCGGAAGAACAGGAACAGTAGACTGGATAACAACTCCAAAAGTTACAGGAGATTCTCCTATAACAGGAGTCACAGGTAAAGGATATTTTTTAAATACAACAGCAGGAGTTATTACAGTTAACTTACCAGCAGGAGCTGCTGGTTCAATTATTTCCCTAGCAGATTATGCAGGGACTTGGCAAACAAACAATGTCACTGTTGCTGCTAATGGTTCAGAAAAAATAGGTGGAATTGCTCAGGTTGCGATTTTAAGTACAGAAGGTCAATCAGTAACTTTAGTTTATGTAGATTCAACACAAGGTTGGATTAATACGATGGATTCAACTTCTAATGTTAGAGGATCTATTCCTTTTATGATAGCAACAGGAGGAACACCTTGTGCAGGAACAACATGTGGTGATTATAAAATTCATAAATTTACAGGCGATGGCACTTTTTGTGTTTCAACAGTTGCAACTTGTTCAGCTAGGAACGTCGTAGATTATATGGTAGTCGCAGGAGCTGGCGGCGGTGGTAGAGACAATGGAGGTGGAGGTGGAGCTGGAGGATTTAGATTTTATTTAAATACAGATAATACCCCGGCCCCTGGCGCACCTGCTGTACCTATAAATAATTTTCCAAGTGGAACTGCAATTACAGCTACCGCTAGTCCTTATTCAATAACAGTTGGAGGAGGAGGAGCAGGCGCACCACACCCAGGACACGCTGAGTGTGGTTCTAAAGGTGATGATTCAATTTTTTCAACAATAACTTCTACTGGCGGAGGCCTAGGTACTGGTGATGGTCGCGGAGCGAGTGCTTCTAGTGGAGGTTCAGGAGGCGCTTCAGGGGCCTCTGCTTCATGTTCAGGCCCTGGAAATAATCCTCCTGTAAGTCCCCCTCAAGGAAATAATGGAGGAGGTTCTCCAAGCGCTGGTTATGGTGGAGGCGGAGGTGGTGGCGCTATGGCTGTTGGTCCTAATGCTTCCAATCCAGCTGGTGGAGCAGGTGGTGCAGGTGCAGGTATTACAGCTGCATTTGGTACAGCAGGTGAATCATGTAGTCCTTTCTATTATTGGGGTGGCGGAGGTGGTGGCGGAGGCGGTCAAAGCGGCGGAGGCCCAGGCGCAGGTGGCGTAGGCGGAGGCGGCCGCGGTGGCGGACCTGGCACATCATCACCTGGAAGTGATGCATGTGCTGGAACAGTCAATACTGGTGGTGCCGGTGGTGGGGGTGGCCAAGGTGGACACGGGAAAGATGGTGGCTCGGGTTACGTTGCAATAAGATACAAATTTCAATAATTAATTATGAGTGAAGTAAATAAAATATGCAAGGAATATGGTAATATAAAATTATGGCACATTTTGCAAAAATAGGACTCAATAGCAAAGTCATTGGAATACACGTTGTGAATAATAGCGACTGTTTAAATGCAGATGGTGTTGAAGATGAAACAATAGGACAACAATTTTTAGAAAGATTGCATTCATGGCCTGCTTCAATGTGGATTCAAACGTCTTACAATACTAAAGCTGGAAAACATAGTTCAGGTGATGATTCTAAAGCATTAAGAGGAAGCTACGCAGGTATAGGAGATATTTGGGATGAAGATAATAATATCTTCTATGGTAAAAAACCTCATGCTTCATGGGTTTTAAACATTACAACAGGTTATTGGCACTCTCCAATTGGTGATGCCCCCACTTTCACAAATGAGCAAGACTCTCAAAATACAGCAAACACTCATCATTGGCTGTATGTTTGGAATGAAGATGGTAAAAGTTGGGATTTGACAGACACACTGGTCTAATATAAAAAGGTATGTGGTATGCACAAGAAAGTACTTTCAGAAATAGGATTATATTATGGTGATGTGGCAATGCCAAAAGGTTTTGAAATAGACCGAGACAAACTTCAATCCGACATTTTATCCTCAAACATTAATGATAAAGAATTTCCCTATTCAAGGGAATGGAATAAACTTAATACTTATTTAAGAGAACATATTAATGCGGAATATGGATTTTGTTTAGTGAATAAAGAAACGTGGGGAAATGGTTATAAACCAAAAGAAATTTCTATTCCTTTACTTAATATAGATCCTGTTGATTTAAGAAATTCTCCTGACTACACTTTATTATATGGAGTCAAAGTTAAGGATTGCAGCGTTAGAATCCATTATGACGACAATAGAAGAAAAGGAAGATCATGGGATATACCCCTAACAAATAATAAATTTATTATGTTTCCATCAACTAATATGTATTACATAACAAACAATCAAAAAGATTCCCTTAACTTTATTCTAACTATTACTAATGAATTTATCTAATTATTTTTGGTATTTTAAATCTGCACTGACACCCCGATTCTGTGATGAAGTTATCAAATATGCGTTAGAAAAAAAAGAAACGATGGCGATTACAGGTGGTTATGGGAGAGAGAAAAATAAACCTTTAACTAAAGATGAAGTTAGAAATTTAAAAAGAAAAAGAAATTCTGATTTGGTTTGGTTGAACGACAGGTGGATTTATAAAGAAATTCATCCTTTTGTTCATGAAGCAAATAAAAACGCAGGTTGGAATTTTGAATGGGATCGATCGGAATCTTGTCAATTTACAAAGTATAAACTTAACCAATATTACGATTGGCATTGTGATAGTTGGGAGAAAACTTACAATGCTCCTAAAACTCCTTCTCATGGAAAGATTAGAAAGTTATCTATGACCTGTCAATTAACCGACGGGTCAGAATATTCTGGGGGAGAATTAGAATTTGATTTTAGACAATATGATCCACCGCAAAGAGATGAAGCTAAACATTTAAGAAAAGCAACAGAAATATTACCTAAAGGAAGTATTATTGTTTTTCCTAGTTTTCTTTGGCATAGAGTTAAACCAATAACGAGAGGAACGCGATATTCACTTGTCGTATGGCATTTAGGATATCCCTTTAAATAAATGAAACAGAACACCAAACATCAAGAATCTTTATCTTATGAGTTTTCTTATTGGGGTCCTATGCTTTTTAAAATAAAACTATCCTCCCAAGATTTAAAAAAATGTGCTCCACTTTGTAATAAAAAATCCAGCTTCGTAAATGATACCCTTGCAGGAGTTATTGAACATCAACATTATATTAGTGCTCAGAAATTTTATGACATTATAAATCCTTATCTAAATTCTTTTCGACATTCTTTTCAACAATGGTACAGAAAACCTTTAGCCCACAAGATAATAATATTGGCAGCATGGGTTAATTTTATGAAAGCCGGAGAATTTAATCCGCCTCACACCCATACCGACTGTGATTTTTCCAGTGTCTTATTTGTTAAAATTCCTGAAAAACTAAAAGAAGAAAATAAAAAATTTAAAGGTAGGGGAGGAGGACCTGGTTCCATTTTGTTTACTTATGGGGAAGCTCAACCTTACTCTATTTCTAATAGTGGTTTTTTTCCTCAAGAAGGAGATCTTTTTATATTTCCATCAACCCTCACACATTTTGTTTCTCCTTTTATGTGTAAAGAAGAGAGAATATCTATGAGTGCAAATTTTAAATTTAAATAATGTATATAAACGAATATTTTAAAACACCGGTGTGGACAGAAGAAAAACCAGAGTTTGTTAAATCGTTAAACAAAGCTAGTGAT